GTGATTTCCCCAACCATAGGCTGTATTCCAGTTAGAAACAGATGGGTATGATTCATCTATTACTCTTTCATTAACTGATTTTTGAATTGTAACACCTTCAAGATCTGTCCTTTGACTTATTCCCCATCCAGTTGATATATCCATTGCACCATGGTAAAACCCTGGGTGAGCAATAACATCTACAGTTACATGACCATATGACCAAGTATCAGTAACCTCTCCTAAAATTAAATAATCTTCGTCTGCTGAGGTTGAGTACGCATAATGTAAGTTCTTAGCACTCTCTCCATGCTTTTTAATTCTTTTATTATACCATCCACTTGTCCAGTCATGTCCTGATACAGTATAAATTGTATGTGCATCTGATGTGTACTCATATAAGGTCACCCTCAATACAAGCATTGACCAGTTTGATTTACTGTGAAATCCTGGTAATTTTATTTTTATAGCACCTTCAGAAGCACCACTATCTGACCAGTGTAAAACACAATTAGCAGAGGTGTTATCTATAACAACTGGATTATCTACATTTCCACCATTAAAGATAGTGTCGTTATCTGTTGTAACATAACCTGCATCTGCATGGTCACCCCAACCGTATGCAGCAACACCTTTATCAATTTCATCTGTGGAAAAATTATCTGTTGTGTAAACTTGTGCCCAGTCTTCTTGCCATTTACCACTTCTTTTATTTCTTATATGGATCTCTCTTTGATGAAAGTCCTCATACATCTGAACTGCCCAATCTGATGAATCCCAATACTTAGTAGTTAGTAAACCATCTGATGCACCTGTAGGATCATCTGTAGCCTCGCTAACATCCCAAATATGAATTCCTGACTGAGTTATTGTATCTGCATTTGCTTTCAGCCTTGGGTTTAATTTTAAATATCTACCATCATGATTGTGACTAGGTAGTGCAGTTAAGTAATCCTCGTCAGCATGGTTACCCCATCCGTAAGCCTCATTCCAATTAGAACTTGAGTCAGTAAAGTTTCTTGATGTATAAATAGTTTGCCAGTCACCTCTTCCTCCACCTGTAGCAGATCTAAAATATAGATCACTGTCTTGTTTGTCATTACTTGCTAAATCAAAACCTGCTGTATTACCTACAGTGCTATATGATGTGTGTAAAACAAAATTTACAGATGTAGCATTGGGTATTGTTGAATCTGCCTTAGCGACTCTATAAAATCCACTTTTTAAATGACCTTCTGGATTCAATTGTGCTCCAGTTATAGAATCTGTACCTGTTGCGTTATCTCCATATATTACTCTAGAAGAATCAACACCATCTAATTTATCTGAATCTGCTGCCTTTGATGTTATACCCAAATAAAGATCTTTGTGATCTCCCCATCCATGTGCTGTAACTCCATTAGCGACATCTGTAACACTAAAATCTAAACTATGATGATATCTTCTCCAGTCAGACCATACACTGTTGTATCCTCTTGAATGTAAGTCTCCTGTTTGAAAATGAGTTGCTAATTGACCTGTTACATTACCACCATTACCAAAAGTAGATATAGCATAATGTGCATTTGTTGGGTTTTTAGTAGTAGGATTTATTCTTCTGCTTGAAGGTGTTTGATAATCAGGAGTTGATCCATCACTTACTTGCTTAACAAAACCTGTACTGTCAATACCATCTAGTTTTTCAGAGTCGGCAGCCTTAGCGTTAGATGCAAGGTAACCTCCTTCAGCGTGGTCACCCCAATTATATGCAGTATCCCAATTAGTGGAATTACTTCCTGATGCAGTTATTTTACCATCTAAGGTTAAATCACCATAAACTTGACCACCAGATCTTGGCATCATTATTTGAGACCAAAGGTGTGAGTTATAGTTGTATGCCCATAAATGACATATCCTAACATTGTTGTTAGGCTTATCTAGAGTATATCTGAATTTTGTAGTACCTACACCTGAATTTCCTGGTATATTAGTATAGACATCTTCATATGCATTATTAGTTTCATGAACACAAGTAACCCAAGCACCATTACTATATGCCTCGATCTTAACATCTTTACATCTCCAGGTAGAATTACCAAATCCAATTCCTACATATGCTCCATATGAAAGTGTTCTTGGAATATCAAATTCTATAACAACAGGCCCTGCTTCAAAGTCTGATGTTGGTATACCTGCCATTGTAGCAAGTCCATCAAACATAGAATCTATCTCTCCATCTGATAGAGATGTGTTTGTAAGAGTAAATTCAGATCCTCGCTTTCTAGCGTTACCTAAATCATTTGATAGATAAGCATTTGCTAATAGCCTTCCTTCTGAATGGTGTCCTGCAAAGTAATCTCCACCACCTTGATGAGAAGATATTACATACCTACCATCTATGTCCACAGTTTTATTTGTAGCACCTGATATGGTAAAAGTTATTTTACCATTTCCTGTGTCAAAAGAAACTCCGTTTAAATAATAGTTTGTGTTTGATGTAGAATATCCTGCATCTGCGTGGTTACCCCAACCGTATGCAGCATCCCATTGTGTCGAAGAACCTCCATCACTTTTTGAGATTACACCATCTACTGTTAAATCCCCTGCTACTTCTAACGAGTGAATAAATTCTATTGCCATGTCTTAATTGTTTTTAGACAGCAGCCGACAAAATGTTTACTTTTATTGTGCCCATTGCTTGATCCTTTGCAAATTCTAATAGGACTGTCTCCTTATCTTTTACTGTTACATCTGCATAAATTAACTTACCACCTTTGTACAACTGAACAATAATATTTTCTGTGCCTAAACCATGTGTAACACCAAAACTATTTGATGCTGATTCTTTTGGCATTAATGCAGAGTACGCTTTGTTCTTTACAGTATCTAATGTAATAGAAACATCTCCAAGATTAGTCATTGTACCAGAACCAGTTACATCACCTGTTAAGGTAATTGTTGGATCTGCTGTTAATTTAAAGTCTAAAGTTTGATCAGTTTCTTGATAAGTTACAGATAAACCAGTTTCTGTGTTACCAGTAACCATTTCACCTACAGCAGTTTTAGCATCATCAGCATCGAAAGTATTAATTTGCGATGTTAAAGCAATTGTTCCAGAAGCATCTGGTAGTGCTATTGATTGATCCTTTGTTGGCTCTTCAATAGTTAAAATTGTTTCAAACTCATCTGCTGTTGCTCCCTCAAAGACAAAAGCGTTTGTAACATTCACCTGCGTTTGGTTAACTGTTACAGTATCACCTTCAACACTAAGGTTTCCTTTAATTACAGCATTACCTTCAACTGAAAGATTTCCTTTTTTAGTTACAATATCACCCTCTGCTGTAACTGTATTAAATGTTACATCACTATTTGTTGCAACTTTTTGTCCAATAGATATTTGACCTGTTGCACTTATAGAAACACCAGTACCTTCACTTATATAAGCCTGTACGTCTGCATCAGAGTATTGCGTGATAGTGGTTGCAATTTGACCATCAGTAATAGTAATACCTGTACCATTTGAAAAGTGTGCTCTTACCTCAGTAGCACTTGGCCCTGTGTAAGTAAATTTACCTGTATCTTTATCATAGGATAAACTACCATCACCACCTGTATCAGACACCTCAAACATTGCTCTTACCTCAGACTCAGTTAAGGTTTCCCCTAGAGTTACCCAAGCAGATCCATCGTAAAATCTAAACTTGCCAGTTGTTGTGATAAATACAGCCTGTCCTGCGACTGGTGCTGTTCCTGTATCATCGGTTGCGTTAAGTTCCTTAAACGCATCGGTTGTGATGTTGTCTATTACGACATTTTTTACTTGATTCTGATTGAGATCAAGATGATGTAAAAAGTCTATTGCCATGATGTATTAATTTATATAAACCTTACCAGAGGTTAATGTGTTAAATGTTATTTTAATAATGTTCAAATTTACATATTCTACCGCCCCATACACAATATTTTCATAGTCATCAACGAGTGTAACCGTAGGCTTTTTGTTTAAACTATGTATAACCTCCCATTCTAACTTAGGAGTAGGAAATTTTTTTTCGTATGTTGCAAATGGGTTATATACTGGAATGTTTGTTATTTGATCCCAGTCTACAGAAGGAATATACTCTGTAATATCTACTGGTGTAATTTCTTCATTTGTATGAGTTCTTGGGACATCATTCCTAATGACATCCAACATATCTCTTAATATTTCTGTTGTGTCTTGACCTGTTTTTCTTTCAGACAATCTATCTTCAAAATGCTGAAAACTTGATACTACAAATTCATAATCTTTACTATATTTTGCATACAACGTATCATTATAGTTAACATAAGTATCCATTAAATTTCTTATAGTGTCTATAAATGATAAGAGTTCCGCCCTAGTTGGAGCCTTAAATACTTCTGTGGTTATTGTTTTATTTAATTTCACATCTACAGAAAACCAATCGTACTCTTTATGTTTGTGATTGCATACGACATCAACATATGTAGTATATGTAGAGTCTTGGTATTTTCCTTCCTGATCTTTCAAGTCAAAAGTCCTATCCTCCTCTGTAAGCCCTGTAGATATATAATTATCAATTTCAAGACCTGTACCATTAGAAGATTGAAAAGATCGTGTGACTGTTATTAAATCATAATTTGAGACTGTGTAGTCTTCTGTTGTATCTCTAACCTTTACGCTTGGAGTAAACTCATCTATCAAGTTTATACATGTTAAAGTTTTATAATCAAAACTAAAATCAATTTCTTTTGAACGTGTTGTAATATCTGAATCTGAACCTACTCTAAATAAATAATCTACCCTATAAATCCCTTCTGACGGTCTTCCATCAGACGAGGAAAGTGGTAATGTGTAATCCCATTTACTTTCAGGCGGCTTTGTAGGAACACTACTAAACACAATAGTCATATCTGGGTTATCCATGTCTGGCTCTCTAACAATTCCATCTGGTCTAGTAACTCTTACAAAAACATAAGCAGTCTGATTTTCACCCTCTACTGTGGCAATAGACGAATCTGTCACCTCTAGTTTTGGAATGGAAGTGATATTGAATTTTAATAGAAAATTTATAGATACTTCTATTGTATCATCTTTAAATGTGCTCATATTTTACGAAAAAAAAAAGTCGGCCTCAGTACTAATTTCCCTTGGCCGACTTTCAAAACAAACCAACAACAAATTATTTAAGCAATTTTACGATTTCTTCGTAGACTAATTCCCCATTTTTGTTACTCAAAACAAAGTTGGTGAACCCTTGCAAATAACTTGTTTTAGATGATCTTGGTATCTGTACTATAGTCTCTCCTGTAGAAATCCATATAAATGAACTAGAAGCCTTATCAAACTTAATAATCTTCTTATCTATAGCAGCCTTACAGTTCGCTTGAATAGACTTATTTTTATCCTTACTTAATGTTATAAATTGTTGTGGATCTTTTTCAGCCATAATTTCTAACTCATCTCTAAGAATAGAAATATCTCTTTTTTCATCTTTATTTAATGCTGCAATAAATTCTCTTACCTCAGCAGCAGAAAGTTCAGCAGCGACATTCATAGCGTCCCTTCTTAAAGTTCTTTGTTTTCTGCTATCAGCAGCCTCTTTCTTAGGCTCTACTAATTTAAATAAAGGAACAATGCTTGTATCCCTATCAGGATTAGAAGCGTTATAGTTAGACAACATTAAATATTGAAAGATTTCTCTATCTCCTGTTTTATTGCCTCTTAATGCCATTAATCCTTTTTCCTGCTTCGTAAACTGTATAGTGCTAAATGTTGGTTTACCGCCAATGCCTACTGATGCTATAGATGCAATATCTACATAATCATCTAAATCTTTGTCGTAAACCCTGTCTACTTGAGGAATCATGTGAACAGAAGGCATAATCACTTTTCCAGGATTTTGCTTATCGTTTTTCACATTTAAATATTGAAACACTTTTACCTCATTTCTCTTTAATTGAGGCGGTGTTTTTACGTTATTGTATTCTTTTGTTTTAATCATAATTGTTGAAGTTTTATAAAAAAGAGGGGAGGGTTAACTCCCCCCTTCTTAGGATTATTAAAAGATTCTTAGAATCCTGTTACAAGTGCACAGTGTTCTTTTCCTAAAACTTCTAGACCCATAATAGCCTGGTAGTTTACGTCAAGAATTGAATCAGCACTAGTTGGAGTTGGAGCAAGTCCACCTGTCAAAGTTTCTCTGAAAGAGAAGTTGTTTCCATCTCCTTCTAAGTAACGTACTTGTAGGTAATCTTGTGATCCACCACCACCTGCGGTTTTAACTTGTCCAGTTGGTACAAGGTAAATCTCACCAGATCCTGTTACTGTAGAACCTAGTTCATTGTGATCTAAGATTGATAATTGCTTCTTGTTCCAAGTTCTTCCGTAAAGGCTAAACTTGTCAACACCTAAGTCAATATTCTTT